AGATTCTATCAACACTTACGCTGTTGCTAGACCTCTGTATTACTGTAGAAATAACATTAGGATGCTGGTCAACAACTAGCCTACGCATCATTTTTATACCATCTTCAAATTTTGTACTATGCATACTGGCGCTTTGCTCATTCGAGCGAAATAGCATCATGTACATCATAGCGCCATCAATAATTACGTGTTTAAATCTATCTGGAATAATTGTTGTATCATTATACAAAACTAAGTCAGCAGGATACTTCCAATATCTATATTCAACTACATAAGATGCATCAGGAACAGGAGTAACGCCAAATTTTGTGTCTTGCGTCATATAGACATAATCAGGGTCAGCTCTTCCATTTTCTCCAGATAATTCTTCACTACTTCTATATTTGGATAAGTATTCAACATAAGTAATTAATTGTAACTTTTTAGGAGTGTTGCTTTCTGATGTAAGTTGTTTAACATAAAAAGTATCCCAGTCTGCTTTTGAATAATCTGCAGGAAAGGAATACGTGCCAGTGCCAGCAACTAATGTTTGCTCATAAGTTATTAAAGCAAAAGGCCATTCTTGTGCATCTTGAAGCGTTTGCCTAATGGCAGAGTTAATTGCATCTTTAGCTAGTGCTTGTACATTTTTAGCACTAGCAAAACTAGACTCATCTATTTGAACTTCGTTTAATCTACGCAGAAGTTCATTAGTTAGATTAATAAATGTACTCATTGTTATAGCCTTTTAGCAGGTGTAAAATATAGTCTAGCAGAAAGTGTAGCATCAAAATTATGACCAGCCGTATGCCTAAACACTAATACTTTATCTCCTGCATGTAAAAACAAAGGACCGCCGCCAATAAACTGTGTGTGGTTATTACCCGCTATAGCTTCTTCACCTACCATAAAATGGTAAATATTATTATCGGCGTGATATACTTGAATGCCTACATTAGAAGTAGAGCTATCTTCATTAGCAATCATAAGAAAAACAATTTCAGCTTCGTGGCTTGCTGGGCAAGTAAACAGTAGTGTAGCATTATTAGGACTACCCGTAGTACTTGCAGAATTGCCTGTTACTTCAACAAAGCTGCTATCAGTTCTAAAGTTAATGCCTGCCATTTACTTATTCTTTTTACGCTTTAAATTATCTACAAAAGTTACAGGATTAACATACTTCTTTTTTACTATTCCACCTTTAGATAAACCCATAGCGGCAGGTGTACCCCTAGCAGAAATCATTCCCTGCGGTGCACGCGCATCAGCAGCACGGTATTTACTGTCTTCCTTTTCTAATGTCAGCGGTGTTACCATACCACCTAAAGCATACTTTTTATTTTTACGCATGTATGAACCCCTAATAATAAAAAAAAGTAAAGGGGCAAGTTGCCCTGCCCCTTACGTTAGTCTTTAAGCAACGTCACGTGCCACTTCTTGAGCAGTCAAATCGCCTTCGTCATTGCAATCCATGATTACAGCCCAGATACGCATCTTACCAGTAGTAACTGCGCCACCTGAAAGAGTAACAAGTTTCAAGTCAATGTTGTCATCAGCAACAGCCATTCGTGGAGAATAGGCTGCTGGGTTCTGTGCTACAACACCAGCTGCAGAAGTTCCGTCGAAACCATCAACAAAATCTTCAGCAGCAATCATGCCCAAATCTACTGTAAGAACAGCACCATCAGAGGCAGTATCGACTTCGATACCTGCATTCATCACCATCATGCCTTTTTTAACAGCAATTACTGGAATGACATCGCCAGCGGCAAGTGCGCTACCTTTGTCAGACAGTGCTGTTGCAAAGTCAAAAGTGGTCTGAACCATGTATGGGTTACGCCCACGCTGCGAGTTGCCACGTGCGGCTTGGAGAGTGTTATCACCTAGTGCCATGATTTAATCCTCCTATACCAAGCAATATTTGGCGTTGATAAGAGCCTCTGGACGGAGAATCTTACGGCCATACAGATGCATACCACGGACAATGTCAGCAAAGCTGTCAGGGTCACGATATGTTTCCGTTTTGTTGATTTGGTCAGCAGTAGCAACCGCTGAAGAATGACCACCAACAATGATACCAAAGTTATTGGCTTGTGTGCCAGACGCTGAAGGTCCAGTACCGCCCTGTGGTAGATTGTTAGAAACATGGACTTGGAAGCCATGCAGGTTATTCAAAATCAAACCATTTTGCAGTCCAGAACCACCGAAATCAGAATCAAACAAACGTGAGTCTTCATCTTTCAACAGCTCAACGAACACTGGGTCAACAACCAACCAACGTCCTTGTGTTTCCACGTTTTGCAGGTCAAGTTGACGAGCCATACGTGCAATCACAGTAAGTGGGTTAGCAGTGGCTGTAGCTGTTGGAACAGCTTCTGAAGCGCGGGGCTTTAGAATGATTGTGTTACCAGCACTTCCGCTGTTAAAATCAGATGCATCCAGCTTCATTGAAGCAAGGAGTTCGTCTGAACCAGCAGTAGAAACAGCTTTAGTACCATTAACAGTAGTGTTTACTGTGTCTGGACGACCACCAATGGCAGACTGTTTGTAACCTGACAAGTAACCAAGAACATCTTGGTCAAACTGGTCAGCCAAACGGTATGCAGCACGGTTGCTTGAGAGAGACTCAAAGTTAACGTGCGAATGTGCTTCCTCAATGTCGTCAACTTTAAAAGCAAAGTAGTTAGCTTTGTCAATGGTGAGGGTGAAGTCCTCATCATCAAGGTCTTGAGGGGTAATGGTTGTACCACGCTCGTATGCTTTGACAGTAATCTCAGGCTCTTTAATGATTTTAACTGAATCACCAAAGTTTGCGATTTCTCCAAAGTAGTCGTTATTCGTAATTGCGTCACAAACAGCGGCCTTGCGGAATGCAAGCTGCACCTGTTTGGAGTAAATTACAGGACTAAAATTACCATTCGGTAAGTTGTTATAGCCCGGAGCTCTTGGAAAAGCCATAATCCATCTCCTATGTTTTGGATTTTACAGATGCAAACAGTACAATTCTTTGCAGAGGCTGTATAACGTAGGGTGTACAATGTACAAAGGTTGCAACCAGTGTACGCAGTAGGCCATGTTACTCAGGTAATCTTTAAGATGTTTGTAGTTTGCTATTTTGTAGCGTTGGTAAGGAGCTACCCTACCTATTCTACATATGACAAGAACACCCGTTCTTGCCAATTTATTGTTTATCTAGCTGCACCAGATAAATCATAAATAAAGTTTCCACTACGAATGGCTTCAGAAATTGTGTCTGCATGCTTTTCGTATTCGTAGGCAGTCATTTTTTCTACTTCAGACTCTTTTATTGCTGAAGATGTCTCGTCCGCCTGCGGTTTTGTTATTGAATTTCTGCTAGATACAGACTTTGCTGCATCTTTATTATTTGATTTTTTAGCTTTCTTGGTTACTATATCGCTGTCAATTTTGTACAGGTCAATAGCACGCGCTGCTGATTTAGCATCATTATCATTTTCATATAGAGCTTGTTGTACCCATGCAGGTTGTTCTTGTACCCACGAATGAAAATCTTCGCTATTTCTGATTTCATCGAAATCAGGATGCAGTTGAAGTAGCTCTACCTCAGCTCGTTGGCGATTCGATTCAATTTCACGTTCAGCAATGTGCTGTAATCGTTTTTCAATAGAAGAATCTAGTTCCTGTGCTTTTTTAGTAGCAATTGTTTCTACAATTTTAGCAACATCAGGATATTGCTTTGACCACTCAGAAATTTCTTCATCTGATTTAGGAAGCTTTATGCCTTCCTTTGTGGCTGACGATAGCTGTTCTTCAAGCTGGCGTATCTGGTTGCGCATATCTTGTTCTTTTTGTTGGGCGTGGCGGCGCAAGTCACCATATCGTTTTTTAAATGTTTTTTCTTCAGGTTGCATAGCTTCAGTTTCTTCAGCATCCTGCTGTTCTTCAATAATAGCGTTACGTTCGTTTTGTAATGCTTCTAATTCTGAAATCTCTTCTGAGTTATCCCTAGTGTATCGTGTAGGGGCAGCTACTGCTGTAGCCTTTTCTTTTACAGCCATACGAGCCATAATCTTCTCCTTGTCGGGGCCACCAGTAGCCGAATGGGGTGATGGGTAGCCAGTCTACAGCAAGTTAATGTGGTGCTGTTACACAATCTAATATTCAGAAAAAGCTTCTAAATCTATGGGGTCATCTGTTAAATTACAAAGAAACGTCTTAGTGTTATTTTCAAGCAAATGCATGCCATGGTATTTTGTGTACCGTTTATGCAAGCCTTCAGCCCCAGTTACCGTGTACAAAAGTTTAAGTTGTTTTTGTTTAGCTAAATCAATAATACTGCTAATACAGAGAGTTATAGCTTTATGTGTAACTTTTGGTTGTGCCAGCTTGTCAACAACTACCCATTCCATAAAACCAAACTTTGTACCTTCGCCTATATATAGGCCAGTAGCACAAATGGGAGTATTGTTATGCTCTACAATAATACCTTCGGGTGGTAAGCATTCTTTAGGTACAACGCCAAATTCCCATTGTTTCCACCAATCTATTAATGTGGGGTAATCTGAGTTAAGCTGCCAAGGTCGTGGCGTTAGCATTAGCCGTATTTCGCACTTCTAAGTTAGATTTAGAAGTAATTTTAGCATCTTTTTTCCAATTTGTAAAGTAGGAATTACCAATTTGTTTTAGTTTCTCTTGTTCATTTACTTCAAAGTAGTCAGTAAATACTACATCATCAATTACAATACGTCTGTTTTCTGAGCCAAATACATATACAATTGTGTCATCTTTAGTTATTAATTTGGACAGTTCGCTGTCTTCCACACGAATCCACTTATCATCTTCAAAAACCATGTGGCTACCAGACACTTGGATACCTTTATATTCATAAAGATTATTAATTAGGAACTTACCTGTAGCAAATACAAATCCGCCAAGTTTTACTTCATCACTAATGTCCACATCCTCAACTGGTTTAGTAGTACCATCTGCCATACTGATTAATGTTCCTTTAGCAAAACAGCCATCACCGCCGCCGCCTTGGCTACCACCTTTTTCATTATCTTCATTAGTTCCACTAGTAACAGCGTTGCCACTACTGTCTGTAACAGCGTTGCCATTACTGTCTGTAACAGCGCTAGCATTAGGATTACCAGTTTGTGCTTGCGCGGCTGCATCAGCAGCAGCTTTATTTTCAGCTTTTTGGGAAGCGGCTTCGGCCGCCTCCATACCCTGAATTGATGGACCCCGGGTGTAACCACCTGATGTAGTATCAGTGCCCCTGTTTCCAATGTCATCTGCACTTCCGAAGCCACTTACAGTTCCTGTGCCGGCTGTTGTGCTAGAAGGAACATCGGTACCAGCAACTTGTGTGCCGCTTGAAGTGGGGGTTCCAGGCCTATTTCCAAAGTCATCAACCATTCCAGTTGGGCTATTAAAACCACTCGCAGTGCCGTAATTACCAGTCTGACTAATGCCTTGTGTTGCCGTAGGTGAAGTAGATATGCCTTGGCTATAATCTCCAAGTTGGCTAACGCCTTGTGTTGCCGTAGGTGAAGTAGATATTCCTACTTCAGTGCTTGTTACAGGCGCCAGACCAGCCGCCTGCATTTGTCTATCAACAATTTCGCTAGCGGTGCTACGTTGTGCAGGTGCCATAGCTGCTGTATTCATAGTGCTCATCTGTGGCATTGGTTGGGAACTAACTGCACCCGTTACAGGGTCAATAACGGTCATAACTGTTCCCGTTGTATTAGCAATTCCCGGAACACTTTGTTTTCCTGCTGTTACTGATGGTGACACAGACACTAGCCCAGTAACTGGGTCTATTGTAGATGCTGGAGCAGCTAGTCCTAGTGTAGGTTCTGTATACGGACCTGTAAAAGAGTTTACAGCAACTGGTTGTGCGGGGACTCCACTGAATTGTCCAGCTCCAGCTGCTACTTCGGGGGCAGCGAGTCCTTTTGCATTAACTTGTTCAGTTCCATATCTAGTATCAGGAACCAAATTACCCTGTACATCTTGTGTAAATACAGGGGATAATGGCTGACCAAGTGAAGTCTTAGTAGCAGTCATATTGCCTTGCATCATCACTTCAGCCATGGATTGCCCAACATAATCAATACCCAAGTCCTCGGCTAGGCTTTTAGCGTACTCATTTTGGTCAAATGTGCTGGTTCCAGGAGCCTTACCAAATCCAAGGCTTTCTGCAGCTACGGCGAGACCTGTTTGAAGTGGTGCAATATCAGTAGCCCTGACTCTACCGTAATCAATACCTGCTTGCAGGTCCATTAAGCTCTCAATATAATCAACATTAGCTGAATTAGTTCTGTCTTCCTTCATTGCATTATATTTTTCTTTGGACATAGTAGCTTTTCGCCCCGTAATAGGGTCTGTTATTTCTACTTGGTCTAAATCCATAAGATTTGAAATAATGTTTACTGAACTCATTCCCGGAGTTGTTGAACTTGACGTGTAGCCTATTTCATAATTTTTACCACCTTGAATAAGACCATTTACGGATTCTCCTCCAAATACTGTACTAGCCCCACCGTATGCTTCGGCATCTCCCCCTGCGCCATCATAGATTTCTTTTTCTTTAACGGGAGTCTGGGTTTCATCTGTAGTATCATCTGTAGTATCATCAGGGGTGTCATCTGCACCGTCATTGACATTTTTATAAGACCCGACGTTAGGAGCATACAAACTACTTGCAGTCGTAACGGGTGTATAAGGCCCGCCTATTCCCGTAATACCGGGATTCACTACATCAAAAAAACCAGTTTGTGCTAGGGGTTTTGTATTATTTTTTGTTGACGTGCCTAGTGATTTATTAGGTAATGTTACATACTGGGCGGAAGCAGCTTGCGGCACTTTAGGGTTCGCAGTGTACAAACCCGGAGGTCTTATGTATGTACCCTGTGTAGTAGGGTTTCCTAAATACGTACCTTGATTAGCTTTAATAATGCCACCGTCATCATCAACTTTATCGGCTTTGTCAGCGCCACCGCTAACATATTCAATCTGTCCATTAGTTTCCATGTCCTGTAAACCCATAAGGGCTTCGCGGCGCATACCCTCGTATGTGCCAAGTCCATGGAAGCGGACAACGTTGGCAGGAACTACAAGTTCCCCCTCACTAAGCAATACAAGTTGGTCGTCAGCTACTTCTTCTTTAGTGGCGCCTGGTGGGGGATTGCCCTCAGCGGCTTCTTCGTAATCAGCAGAAGGAGCACCTAAGCCAATCATTACGGACATTCCGCCATCATCGGTCATACCACCCTTTGCCATCATAGGAATTTCTTCCGTAGGGGCAGCTAAGCCTGCGGGAGACGGGGCCATTTGAGGAGCTGGTACTGGAGGAGGGGTAGAACGTTTTTGCATTTTTTGGACCACTTCTTTAATAGCCGCATCTCGCGGGTCTGATGAACCAGCGGGGGCAGAGCCTCCTGTGGGAGCACCTAGACTTTCTGGTTTTGCTGCAGCATTAGCTGATTTTGGCCCACCACCTTGGGGTGCAGATTGCGCTTCCTCCATCGGTAGCGGCAGTTTTCCTGTTTTTGCCATCATTATTCCCCCTTCGGCTTTTTCTGGTACTGGCGTTGCCCCGTAACTTAACATCGGTGATACTTCATCAATACTGTCTGGCGTTTCGCCAGAATACATGGATTTACTTATATCAATTGCTTTTTGGATAAATTCTTCCCTGTTTGGGTATGCTTTACGTAAAGCACGTCCAAAAGCATTGTTATTTAAATCAATCTCAGATTCCGCAGACCTGTTTTCTGCAGAACCTTCCCGTACATCTATTAATGATGAAGCTACTTTAGAACCTATGCCTGTACCTAAGAAATTTTTAACGCCAAACACGCTGTCTTCTTCACCTACTGCAGCCAAACCTCCCAAAAGAATATGACGTAAAGTATCTTCAGTTCTATCATCGTCTTGAAAATCAAACTTGTTTGCTGTTCCTCTAGATATAGATAACGAATCATTGACAGCATCGGCTGTTCCAGTTAAATACATAGGTGCCATTTCTAATGAAGAAATTCCTGCATCTTGATAATCTTTAATTTCGCCCTTGCCTTTGCGAACGGCATCTTGGCGTGTCAGTCTGTTACCAATTGTATCACTCATCTTATGCTGCCGCCCTAGATATAACTTCATCACGCAAAGTACGTAACCTGCGTAGTTCTTGTATAGCACCTTGTGCTTGGTACATGGCTTTCATATCATCACCTTGTTCCATATTACGGTGCATAGCAGTGATACGAGACTCCATGTATATTTCTAGCGCATCTAAGTGTGATTTAACATTAACGAGGGGTAAAAGTTTCTTAGCTATTTCTGGGGTCATTTAAGTCCACCCATAATGCTAGCTAACTGCGCACCCATGTCTTGACCACCTTGTGGTTGTGGTGCTTGTTCTGGAGCGGCACTAAAGCCCTGTTCACCCGGAACTGCACCTCCACCGATGCCGATGTTACCGCCGCCTCCCCCAGACATATCCATTGGGTTCACGCCTTGAGCTTGTTCTTCTGGGCCAGCCATACCGCCAGCGGCTCTAATAATTTCCGCTTGACGGAATGCTTCGCGTTCATCATTGATTAGCTTTTCTGCATCCAAATCCATGGCCTGCGCCAGCTCGCGCAATACAACAGGGAATTTAACAAATGATGCTAGGTTAGGATTGCCGGCAATTTGAAGAAGTTGGAGCAGACGCTGGCTACGAACCTCATTCTTCATGAGGCTTTCTGTGCCGCGTGCTTTAATTTCTAAGTCGCCACGGACGGTTGGGTCGAAATCAAACTGCATGTTAAATGCATAGAATGCTTCACCAAGCGGCTGTAGCAAATAGTCATCAATGTTTTTAACCACGCCTTTAATGCTAATCTGAGCTGCACCCATAAGCATGGAAATACCTGCCGCAGTTCTGCCAGTTCCTTGTACGCCTGTTTGTCCGTGTGAGTATGAAGGAATGCCTGTGGCATCGTCAGCAAGCTGTCTAGCCTTATCAAACATCATCATATTTTCACTGGATACATTAGGATACTTAGTCCCAAACAAAGATTGACCTGGTGCTCCACCTTGGCGACGGAATACTTTGCCCGGATACAATTCTAGGTCTTGTCCCGGAACAAGGTTAGTTTCATCAATCTCAAAAATTAGATTGCCTGACAGAACGGCGTTGTCAACAGCCATACGCATAAAGCCATTCATCAATGCCTGTGTGTCAGTCATGTTTTCAGCTAGGCCAACACCAAAGAATGAATACGGATTTAACTCGTATGGTGCGGCAAAGTAGGGGATGCGCTTTGGGGTGAAGGGATTAATAACAAGACGTAGAACTTGATTATGGCAAACCCAACAATTTACCTGCAACGTATCTAAGTCGTCAAGTTCGCTAGGTATTTCAAGGCCGGCTTCTTCAGCTTGGTCTTTGTCAATATTTCCCCAATACTCAAATATCTCAAATCGGTCTACACTAGAGGTATTACGGTAGTCCTCAAGGTCTGATTCCCACCATTTACGTACATAGTTAGTTCCCATGCTAACGGCAGAATCAATAGCATCA